AAATTAACTTTCTTGCTTGAAGTAACAATCTTCTTACGTTCAATCTGTTAAGTGCGGTGTCAGCAACTTGTAAAGTTTTGTTACCCCAAATTACTGTTCCCACATCAGAGAAAGTTGCGATAGGGTTAATTCTACCTTGATAAAGTGTGTCTCTATCTTCTTGAGTCAACTTAACTCTCGCCTTGATTGAATTTACAAGACCTCTTGTGTAACCCGCTGATGCGAACCAAGGGAATGCGATGTTATCTGTCAATGCTAAGTTTCTACAAACTTCACCTGTTGCAGGTAAGTAAATTTGTGTATTATTAACAGTATCTCTTGTAAGAATCCAAGGATAGTAAGTTGCAGTGTAATTTGAATCAATTCCTGTGTTATCCAAGTTATCAACTGCTTCTTGAGAGTAAATGATATCTAAAGGATTAGTTGCATCAGGAGTATACATGTTATAGTCAGGAGTAGTCGCAATATAAACTGAATCTGCTCTTGAGAATTGTACCATGTCGATAGTCTCTTCTACAAGGTTAGAGTTGTTTACATAATCGATACTTGATGTTGCAAATACGTTGATATTAGTTGATTCAGGATTTGCAAATGTCAAAATACCAAGTAAGTAAGCGTAGTAGTCAGTGTTTGCAAAATCTTGAGTATTGTTTTGAACTACAATTCTTTTGAATAGACCGTCTCCAGTTGCATTTGGATATCTTGTTGAAGGGGATGCTCCCGCCAAGTATCCTGTTGCTCCTAATACGAATCTATCTTGGTTTGTTCTGAACTCTCTATAGATATCCCATCCATCAAATCCACCTGCAAAACATACAGTATATTTTCTTGAGTAAATGAAGTAATATGGGTTTTCTTGTGATTCAGGGTCTCTTGTAAAGTCTGCAACACCACACTCGAATGCAGTTTGACCACTTGTCAAGGATGAGTTTGAGATTGTAACAACTGTAGCACCTGAGTCCATATGGAAACCTTTACTCAAGTAGTTCCAAGCAGAACCATCAACAGGTAATGGGGACTGAATCCAGTTTATTGGATTCTGTGTACCTTTATATTGTAAGAATGAATCATCAACTCCAAATTGGGTTGAGAATCCTAAATAACTTCTTCTTACAATGTCACCCGAAGATTCAACGACATCAGTTGGTGCTCCGAAAGGAGGATTGTAAATTACTTCACCAGGGAAATAATATTTTGTTTTGAAAATTGGAACTGGTGAAGGGTTTGTTACAGAGTCATATTCTCTTTGAGTATATCCGTAGAAACCACAAGGAATCGCATCCACCGGTGCTTCATCAGCCATTTCAATCATTATGTATCGTGAAATCAAAGCGTATTCACCATCAGTAGAACCAATTTTCTTAGCAACGAAGTTGTTAGATAATGGGTCCATGTTACAATTAGTAAATTTCTCAATAACAACAGGATTTGCATCAGTGTCAAAGAAATTTCTAACCAACACATCAAATGTCATGTTATTGAAAGATAAATTAGCAATTGAAACTTTTACCTCTGTATTAGCCGCGTTACCATCAGAAATTGAAACGAACTTAAATAAGTTATAAACTTTATTACCTCTTAATTCAGAAACTAAGAATGGTGTACTTGGTGCTTTGTATTGTGTTACGTTATAAGCGATTGATGTTGGGTCTTCAGTTCTTGCATCCGGTAGAGCAATCAAATCACAATTTAATCCACGAATGTATCCTTGATTGTAAGCGTATGTCAAAGTACTTGGATAAATTTCTTCAACATAAACAGGAACTTCATTTCTTGATTTACCGAAGTTATCAACACCTAATACCTTAGTAATATATTTCGAAGATGATGCAGACATTGAAGTTTCAAAAGAGAAATTGTCACCGTCTTTAGTTACACCTGAAATTAAGAATGATTCAAAAGGTGATTGTGTCACTCCTGAATATTGTTCAGTACAAACTAACTGTAAATCAGTTAATCCACTCACTTCATATATTGGGCCGTGGTTATCACTTGCCGCACTATTAGTAAATAATGAGATACCTCTTGAACGTAAAGTTGCAACAACCATGTTGTTGTAATCCGAATAAGCAGTCCCTGAATAGGTGTATGTTTTACCTGTAATAGTACCAGTAAATGTTGATGACGCTCCCGAAGTTAATGAACTAACATTATAGAAGAAAGAATATCCTGAATATGCATTTCCTGATGTAATATCAAAGTTAGCATAATACCAAGGGTCGTTCGAGTCTGCCGACAAGTCGTTAGTAGCGATGTTTACTGTATCACAATCATATTCATTAATCACATTCGAATATGTCGCAGTCAAATCATAATAGTCACTTTCAGGTAAAACACCATAAACCACTGCAGTGTTTGCGGATAGTGAAGGTGTATCCATAATGTCGTCTAAGTTATTTGTAAAATCCAATGCCAAAGTCGATGTACTACCATCCGATAGTCTATATTGTGTATTCAAATTTGCAAGAACTTGTGGTGGTAATGCTCCACCTGTAAACGTCACAGTATTACCTGATGAAGATCCAGAAAAGTTTGCTGAAAATGTTGTTCCAGTTGCAGGACTAAGTCCAATCGTTAGTGGGTCAACATTTGCTATTACCTTAATACTCCAAGAAGGTCCCGCATCATAACCTGATAAACCTAATACTCTTGTTACAAAAAGTTGGTTGGATTGTTGTAAATATGATTTCGCAATATATGCCGCTTCATATTTTGGGATTTGTGTGTTTATGAATTTTGTAGGTTCAGTACCCCCAAAATATGCTTGAAACTCATCGTAGTTTGTGATAAAGATAGGTTCGAATGCGGGACCTTTAATTGTTTCCCCCACTAAACCTAATGTAGTTACACCTACACTTTGAGCAACAAATGATAAGTCAGTTTCAGACGTATATACTCCAGGCGATACGTATACCTTTTGATTTACTTGTGTTGTTTGAAAAAACATAGTTCAAAATTATTGTTAGCAAATTTATTTTAATGATAAATATTCATATCTATGTGAAAAAACTTGACTTTTGAATATCTATTTGTAAGTAGTATGAATTTATTCTACCTTTTTTCTGCCAATGAAAACAACTAAAGAAATAAAGAATATTAAAATATCCCCTGAATCACATGAGATATTAAAAAAGTATTGTGAAAAGCGTGGGATAAAAATTTATAAGTTTTTGGAAAATCTTATAATGGAGAAGTGTAAAGAAAAGAAAGATATCTATGGTGAGGATTAAACCAACTGAGATTCAAACTTGATTATTGATTCCAAAGTGTTATCGTCCTTAACCACCTCAATCCTTAAGATATCATTTGTTGTGATTTGAATTTCAGACACATCACTACCGTAATAGTCATCATTTATATAGACATCAAAACTTTCGACATTAGTTGTTCCGAGTAAAGTCATATTAGCACGAAAATCTATTATCTCACTCAAACTGTCATTTCCAACAATAAATAAAAAATTAGATAAGAAATCGTCAGGGTTTTCAGGAAACTTTGGTCGTCTTCTTTTTAATACTGTAGTATCCAATTCCATAATTTGAGCAACCCTTGAAATTGCCGGCTTGACTTGAAATTCTTCTTCGTCAATCAAATACCCCAACATAGTGAAGTCATAATTCTGAATGAAATATTTTCTACTGTCCAAAGTTGTTTGAGATTCATCAGAAATATTATTAAGAATGATTGGAACATATTGTCCTTTAATAAAAGTGTAAGCCTGTCTTGAAGAAAACTTTTGCATCACAACTTTATTAAGTTGGTTCAACTCCCTCATTCTATTACAAATAATCTTAACACTATAATTAATGTCTACGGGAACTGGCTGTGGGATTGTGTATATATCCATACCTTGTTCATTACCATTCCAAGTTGGAACTGATGCGTAGTAAAATTGTTTTCTGTTTGGAATTGTATATTGTAACGCAGGATTTGTTCCAAACTTAACCTCAGGTTGTCTAACCACAGTTATGAATGGAGGTTCGGGATTGAAGTCAAGATTTGTAAATAATGCAGTTTCAGTATATTGAGCCCAATTTTGAGTTGTAATAATAATATCCAACATAGGAATAATTTTCCCTGCGGTTACAACCTGTAGGTCTTCCTTAACAAAATCAAGCATACCTCTATCCAAATCAGCATGTAATACTGACTTAGGTAAATAAGTTCCATCTTTATTTATAAACTCAAGAAGTTGTTCTCTTCTTGCCGATAAAGTTTTCTTTGGAACTAAAGGTAATGTAGGTTTTACTTGTTTTGGTAATGCCATTTTATTTTTCTTCTAAGTTTTCAGAGTTATCGTGTCCACATTTATGACACATATATGGGTCGTCACCTCCATCAGATAATTCCCATGACCATCCACAATTATCACAAATAACGTCACCATCCACAACGGATTCAATTATTTTATTCAATTGTGATTCAGTTATTATGTATCTCATTATATTCCTCTAAATTCGTTTTCACTCACATATGTCGCAATTACAGTCCTATAGAAAGGTTTGTAACCAGCATACGTATGTTTATTATCAGACTTCACATATCCATCATCACTTACCGTATAATATCTTACTCGGTCTTCAGATTCATAATACCCAAAATAATCACCCATAAAGATTTCAACTCCTAAATCATCTAAAGTTTTTTGATATATACTAAACTTCATATTACCAGGCTCTTGTTGTTCCACCTTTGAATTCCCAAGTAATTTATTAGTCGGTGCCATTACTTGAACTAATCCCTTCAATTCAACAGGGGCAAGAAATTGAATCCCGTCTTCTAACACCTCACCATAAACATCGTCAGTTTTGGTTTTTCTTCTATCAATACGATAAAGGATTACAGTGAAATTCATATCACCGATTAACCACTCCTCTCCCATACCGATGTCCAAAGCATAATCCTCAGACCCAAAAAATTTACCTAATCTTGTTATTGGAACTAATTTTTCTCCCATTATATATTTGTTTAATTATGAAAAGGGTAATATATCCTATATTGATAAATACTCAGTTTATAACTATATTTTAATCAAACATTTTTTCTTATAGATGGATATAAGTTTAGAATCAAAAGCATTATCCCTATTGGAATCCTATGAAGGAGGAAACAATTATTTACTTGAACTAAAAAGGAAGTCTCAATTAAACAAAAGATTCTATCCAACAAGAAGCCAATCGGATTACATTATAAATAACCATAACACTCAACCTAAGGTTGCTAAAAAGTGGGTAATATTAGACGCATACTTTGCAAAGAAGTTAGCAGACGATAAATTATATACCGTAATCCCCGATAAAGTATGGGTTGAAAAATTATTGTGTGATACTGAAAAAGCATTCCACATTTGGGGTAAAGTATTTGACCACGAAGAATTCCACGATTTTTGGTTACCCAAAGCCGCAATCATCAAAGATAATTCAGTTAAGGATGTCGTAATTGATTACGACAAATATTCACATAGACCTCCACTCCAACATCAAAAAGAATCAATTCAGAAACTTGTAGAGAATAAAAAATTTATTCTTGCAGATGATATGGGTTTGGGGAAAACTACCTCCACTATTATCGCTGCATTAGAGACAGGGGCAAAGAAGATTCTTATTATCTGTCCCGCAACTCTTAAGATTAACTGGAAACGAGAAATTGAAAATTACTCTGACAGATCGATATTCATATCGGAAGGGAAAACTTTTAGTACCGAACACGATTTTGTAATCATAAACTACGACATTATTAAAAACTTTCATGACACTAAGAAAAAAGATGAATCGCAAGTTATTGCTGCCAATTTTGATTTGGTGGTCGTTGACGAAGCACACTATATCAAGAATCCTACGGCCCAAAGAACAAAACTAATCAACGACATCGCAAAAAATGTTGATAGACTATGGTTATTGACAGGTACCCCGATGACATCAAGACCTATGGACTATTTCAACTTGTTACATCTTATTGAATCACCTGTTGCAAAAAATTGGATGGCTTATGCTATCAGATATTGTAGTGGATATCAATTCAATGTTGGGGGAAGAAAAGTTTGGAACGTGACGGGGTCATCTAACTTAGAAGAATTAAGAGACAGAACCACAGGTCTTGTATTACGAAGACTAAAAGAAAATGTGTTGGACTTGCCTGAAAAAATAATTACTCCTGTTTATTTGAGATTGAAATCAAAGGCATATGAAGAAGTGATGGGAGAATACTATGATTGGTACGATAAAAATCCTGAAGAATCCAAATCACTTACCGTTCAGTTTACCAAACTCACAAAAGTACGACAAATCATTGCAGATGAAAAAATAAGTCAAACAATTGAACTTGCGGAAAATATTATTGAACAAGATAAGAAAGTTATCATCTTCTGTAATTTTACCGACTCACTCAATAAGATTTGTGAACATTTTGGGAAAACTGCTGTAAAGGTTGATGGGTCAATGTCAAAGCCTGAAAGACAAAAAAGTGTTGATAATTTCCAAGAAAATGACAAGGTAAAAGTTTTCGTTGGAAACATTAAAGCTGCGGGTGTTGGATTAACATTAACCGCAGGTGAAGCGGTAATAATGAATGACCTATCATTCCTGCCATCAGACCACGCTCAAGCAGAGGACAGAGCGTATAGATATGGACAAAAAAATAATGTCTTAGTTTATTACCCAATATTCGAAAATACAATCGAAGGAATCATCTATGACATATTAAACAACAAAAAACAAGTAATTGCAACTGTTATGGGTGACAACCTAAATTCCTCCGATATGGCCGAAGAAATTTTGAAGAGAATAAACGAAATAAGAAAATAAACTGATTTCGTATTATTTATAGTAAATTAAAGCCAACAATGACTAAAATACAACAGAAGATTGAACAACTCGAGTTACAAATTGTAGAACAAAAAGTAACAAGAGAAAAAGAGTTGTTAATCACAGAAATGAAAAAAATTGGAATAGAAAAACTACCTTATTCCTACTCAGCCCTCAAACAATTTATTGACCCCGAAACAATGGACTTCCATTATAACAAACATTATA